CCTGCAGGTAACATTGTTACAGCAGGAGCTTCAGGTGATGATGTTGATTTTGATTTAGGTACTTCAGCAGGTGGTGGACAAATTATTGATGAAGAAGCTATCTTAGATGATGGTGGATCAGCAGTAACTTGGACAGCAAACGCACCTTTGTATATTATTCAAGACTCACATGGACACGCTGCTAACGCTTTTGTAGGAACAGGAGTAACAGCAGGTGTAGTCGGTGGACCTGCAACATCAGAAGCTATTGTTATAGCATCTACGTTGTATAGTGCTGCTGCTCGTACACTACATGCTCGTCTTAAGCCACTAGCAAATAACCTTGCTACGGCAGCTACAACTGTTACTTATTTAGTTGAGTTTTTACATCTCGGCTCAACCCCTGATTAAAAATGCCACAGATAGGTAATGATAAAAATCCTATGATCCTAAATGGCTCTAGTAAGCCTAAAAGCACTAGAGTCTTAGGATTGTTAGGTAACGCATATTCTGGTGAAGCAAAACAGAAATACGTTGATAACTATGATCGTATTTTTGGTAAAAAGAAAAAGGGTAAATAATGGCTACAACATACTTGACATTAACAAATGAAGTTCTTAGAGAACTAAATGAAGTACAATTAACTTCTGCTAACTTTTCAAGTGCTGTAGGAATACAAGCTTTTGTCAGAGAAGCTATTAATAGATCAATAAATGATATAGCCAATCAAGAACCTCAGTTACCTTTTTTTTCTGCAGCAGCTAGTGGAGGTACAGATCCTTTTTATGGTAATGTAACTGTAGCTAGTGTAGCAGGAACTAGATGGTACACTCTTAAGTCAGGTAGTTCTAGTATTACTACAGACTATGCTTCTATAGATTGGGATGATTTTTACTTAACTACTATAAACGTATCAGGAGAATCTGCTCCGTTTGTATCTAAAGGTTTAAAGTTTTTAAGTTTATCAGATTGGAAAAGATATGTACGAGACTCTGAAAACGCTGACGATGCTAAAGGATCAGACGCAAGTCATGGTGAACCTCGTTATGTAATTCGTAGTCCAGACCACAGAAAGTTTGGTCTAAGTCCTATACCTGATAAAGTTTATAATGTTCATTTTTATGCTTATGATGTACCTACAGAATTATCTGCACATGGAGATACTATAACATTTCCAGATCAATACGCTTCTGTAATTATAGCTAGAACACGTTACTATGTTCATCAGTTTAAAGAAAACTTACAGCAGGCTGCTTTTGCATTAGATGATTATAAAACAGGTATGAAACGTATGAAATCTAATTTAATCAACCCACAACCTAAGGACATAACAGACGATAGGATTTATTTCTAATGGCAGCTTCACAACCATTTTCAGTACCATTGCAAGGAGGACTGGATAGATCTAGTAACACAATGGAGCTTCTTTCAAAACCCGGAGTAGCTACAAGATTATCCAACTTTGAAGTATCTAATAAAGGTGGGTATAGAAGAATAAACGGATATACTCAGTTTGGTGATGGCACAAGACCTAGCAGTTCTAATGAAATAAAAGGACTGCAAGTTTATGCAGATGGTGTTATAGCTACTTCAAGTACTGATATATTTTTTAGTCAAGATGGTGATAGTTGGTTGCAGATAAATAAAGATAGTGTATCAGGAAGTGGAGATAACTACAGTACCTTTACAGGTCGTAGTACATTAACAAGAACTTCACAAAGTAAAGGACACTTTGCAATCTTTGAAGGTGATACAGATTATGGTGAAGTAGTTATTACAGATGAAGGTTCAGGATGCAAACCTTTCTTATTTAAAATGACAGGAACAGGAGCAGAGTTAAGTTCTAGAACATTTTTTGCAGAAGAGATTACAGTAAGTGGTACACATTATCCTAAGTTTTGTGTAATCCACGATAAACATTTAGTAGTTGCAGGAGCAGCTACAGCTAAAAATACAATCTTTTATAGTGGTACAAGTGATATAAATGATTTTACAAGTTCTGGATCAGGCAGTATTGTATTAGATGATCAAGTAATAGGACTTAAATCTTTCCGTAATGAATTGTTTATATTTTGTAAAAACTCTATATATAAATTACAAAATATAAACAATGCAAGTACAGTAGCTGTTGTACCAGTTACAAAGAACGTAGGTTGTGTAGATGGTAAGACTATACAGGAATTTGCAGGTGACTTGATTTTCCTAGCTCCTGATGGTTTTAGAACCATTGCAGGTACAGCAAGAATTGGTGACGTAGAATTAGGAACTGTAAGTAAAGCTATACAACCTTTAATTAATGAAATACTAACAAGTTCTATAAGTTATGAATTTAATAGTGTGGTCCTTAGAGATAAGTCTCAGTACAGAATGTACTATAGTGGTTCAGCAGAATCTACAGCTAACTCTAAAGGTATTACAGGAACTCTCACAGCTAGAGGTTTTGAGTGGACAGAAGTGAAAGGAGTACAAGCTCCTGCTATAACATCTGGATTTAACGCTGCAGGAAAAGAAAAAGTATTTCATGGAGATAGAACAGGATTTGTTTATAACCACGATACAGGTCCATCTTTTAATCCTGCAGGAACTGAAACAAATATCCTAGCTGAATATCAATCTCCTGATTTTGATTACGGAGATTTTGGAACTTTAAAAACTTTAGATCATATTAAAGTATCTTTAAGACCAGAAGGAGCTACAGACGCTACATTAAGAGTTAGGTTTGATTTCGATACTTCTGATAAAATACAACCTTTAGATGTTTCTTTACAAACAAATGATCCTGCTATATTTGGAACTTCGACATTTAATGGTGGAGCTAAGTTTGGTGCGCCAGAAGCTCCTTTAATTAGACAACACATACAAGGGAGTGGACATAGTAACTTCTTTAAAATATTTAGTGAAGATACTAACGCACCGTACACTATTAACGGTTTATATGTAAACTACAGACCTTCTGGGAGATTATAAAAAATGGCTCAATCATACACTAGACAGAGTTCAATAGCAGATGGAGATACCATAACTGCTGCACTCTTTAACAATGAATACAATCAATTACTAAATGCTTTTAGTTACTCTTCAAGTAGTGCGTCTTCTACAGGACACAGGCATGATGGTTCTGCAGGACAAGGTGGTAATGTTCCACAAATAGGAGACTTAGACTTTTTAAATAAAGTTGTTGTTGATAGCACTAACAATAGAGTAGGTTTCTTTGTAGAAGTTTCTTCTTCTGCTGTAGAGCAAATTAGAGTTCAAGACGGAGCTATAGTTCCTGTTACAGATAACGATATTGATTTAGGAACAAGTTCATTAGAATTTAAAGATGGTTACTTTGATGGTACAGTCTATGCAGATGCTATAAACTTTAATGGTACTGCAATCTCTGCTACTGCAGCAGAACTAAATATTATGGATGGAGTTACTGCTACTGCTGCCGAACTTAATATTCTTGATGGTGTTACTTCGACTGCTGCTGAACTTAATATTCTTGATGGTGTAACGTCAACTGCAGCCGAACTTAATATTTTAGATGGTGTAACATCAACTGCTGCCGAACTTAATATTCTTGATGGTGTGACTGCTAGTGCAACAGATTTAAATCTTATAGATGGTATTACAAATGGCACAGTTATTGCAAGTAAAGCAATCATTACAGATTCTAACAAAGATATAACTGGTGGTCGAAACATTACAATCTCTGGAGAGCTTGATGCAGCTACGTTAGACATTAGTGGAGATGCAGATATTGATGGTACTCTTGAAGCTGATGCAATTACTATAGCAGGTGTAACACTTGCAGAAACTATTAGTGATACTGTAGGAGCTATGGTTAGCTCTAATACTGAAACAAATATAACTGTAACTTATGAGGATAGTGATAATACATTAGACTTTGTAATTGGTACGCTTAATCAAGATACTACTGGAACAGCAGCATTAGCAACAACAGTTACATTATCTGCAAACAACAGTACAGACGAAACTATATTTCCAGTTTTTGCTGACGGTGCTACAGGAACTCAAGGATTAGAAACTGATACAGGATTTACTTATAACCCAAGTTCAGGCAAATTAACTGCTACAGAATTTGTAGGTAACATAGATGCTGTAGACGGAGACTTTGATGGTACGCTTGAAACAGACGCATTATCTATAGGTGGAACAACAGTTACATCTACTGCTGCAGAGTTAAATATATTAGATGGTGTCACTTCCACAGCAGCAGAACTTAACATCTTAGATGGTGTTACAGCAAGTGCTACAGACCTCAACCTTATAGACGGAATAACAAACGGAACTGTTATAGCCAGTAAAGCTATTGTAACAGATTCAAACAAAGACATTAGTGGTGGTAGAAACATAACCATTAGTGGTGAGTTAGATGCAGCTACACTTGATATTTCTGGTGATGCTGATATAGATGGTACTTTAGAAGCTGATGCAATTACAGTTAATGGTACAGCTTTAGCAAGTGTTATTGCAGGAACTACAGTAACTTTGGCTTCAACAGCTACAGTATCAGACAGCACAGCAAACACTAATTTTCCTGTTGTATTCCATGATGAATCTAATGCTTTACTAGATGATACAGGAGCATTAAGATATAATCCTAGTACAGGAACATTATTAGTTCCTAATCTTAATGTTGCAGGTACTACTACGCAAGTAGATACTGTAACAATGGAAGCTTCTAATGCAATTATTTTTGAGGGAGCAACCTCGGATGCGCACGAAACTACATTAACTGTTGTTGATCCAACAGGAGATAGAACAATAGGATTACCAAATGTATCTGGTACTCTCCCAGTTTTAGCTGCTGCTTCAACTACTCAGATTACTTCTACTCCTGAAGAACTAAACATCTTAGACGGAGTTACATCAACTGCAGCAGAATTAAACATACTTGACGGTGTGACAAGCACAGCAGCAGAATTAAACATCCTTGACGGAGTTACATCAACTGCTGCAGAACTTAACATCTTAGACGGAGTTACATCGACTGCTGCAGAACTTAATATCTTAGATGGTGTTACAGCTACAGCAACTGAATTAAACTTTATTGATGGTGGAGCAACAGTAGGAACAACTGCTGTAGCAGATGGTGATGGTATTATTCATAATGATAATGGTACTATGAAAGTTACAAGTGCTGCTACATTTAAAACATATTTTCAAGCAGGATTATCAAGTGCAGCAGACGACATATCAGCAGGAGATGCTGCAGTAAACATAACAACAAGTTCAGGCAACATTACAATAGATGCTGCTGCTAATGATAGTGATATAATATTTAAAGGAACAGATAACAGCTCAGATATAACAATGCTTACACTTGACGGTTCAGACGCAGGTTCAGCTTCTTTTAATGATAAAGTTACTATAGGTGATGGTAAATTAGTTCTTAACTCAACTGCTGTTACCTCAACTGGTGCAGAGTTAAACATACTTGATGGAGTTACGTCAACTACTGCAGAGCTAAACATCCTTGATGGTGTAACAAGTACTGCTGCAGAGCTAAACATCCTCGATGGTGTAACAAGTACTGCTGCTGAATTAAATATCCTAGACGGTGTAACAAGCACTGCTGCAGAACTA